ACAATACTACCCCCTGTCTCGTCTGTGGTACTACTAGATGTAGTAGTATCGGATTTAAGATATGGGTTGCTTGTTTTTAGGAAATAAAGATTAGTCTGCTTTGCATTATCTTTGTATCGATTCTTCTTTTCTATTGCACCAATATCAAGAAGTTCATTAATCAGCTTGTGAGTGTTTGCTCTGCTAACACCTACTCGGTTTGCCAAAGTGGTAACGCTTGGATAACAAGAGCCGTCTTTTCTATCAGCATAAGTCCATAAGATACAATACAAGTTCTTTGCTCTTGGACTGATGTCTGCGTCTAATATCCATTCAGGTATTATTGCAAAGTAATTATCAGCTTCTATCTTCATAATGTCCTATCTATGCTTAAGTGAGTACCTTGCGTCAAGATACTCACTAAGCACCGTACTATACCAAATTAGAAGGGAGCTTCTTTTTCAGTAATATTGTCTAATGATTTAGGTTGTACCAAATCAGGTGCAACAAACCCTACCATAATCTCAGCAGGTGGCTCGTCAGACCAACTAGCGTAAGGAAAACCATTACTTCCTGCCGTGCATTGTTTGTTACCACATTTGAAGTTCGGACTTTTGTCTGACTTCTTATCTAGTCTGTTGTCATACACCTTTGAAGCACAAGCAGGACATTTATATTCTGCTTGACCCACAGGGCTTCGTGTATCACTCTGAATTGGTGGGCTTGGTTGCTTCGTTGGTGTATTGACAACAGTTTCCTTATTGTTAAAAGGACTTAAAATCCAATTCTGAATTATCTCAGCAGTAGCCAATATTTCAGATATATTGTCTGAATCTTTTGCTAACTCAACTGCTCCCTTCAATGCTACCTGTCTTGATATAAGTTTGTCTTTATTGTCCATTAGATAAAACCTTTGCACTACCAACTCTGTTCTCTACCCAAGAGTTATGTTCTCTCCAACCTACCAAAGTACCTATCTTCCAAACAGGTGTTGCTTTGAGTTCAAAGTCAGGTTTTGGTAACTTGCCTTGAAACTTCCATTGTGCAACTTCTTGTCTAGTTACTCCTAACCAAGCACCAATCTCAGCAGTTCCCATTATTTCTTGCGTCATATTTTCTCCTTTATAAAGTCAGCAACTTTGATTTCTTTACCTTTTTGTAATTCTAGGTATAACAAATCTAATTCGTTAATAACTTTTTTATTGTTTTTACTTTGTAGTCTTTTGTTATCTATCCATAACGAAACATAAGCAAGTGTAAGGATTAAGCTAATTAATCCATAGACTGCTAGTCCAAGATAGACCCACTCTTGTATCATCATTCTTCTTCTCCTATCTCTTGTCCATTTAGGTCAAGCAATACTTCTTCTTCTGTAATTTTATAAATATTGAATATATCTCTCATTCTTCTTCTCCATTGACTTCTTCAAACTCAGTATCGTAATCATCTACCACAGGGATTGCTTCCATAACAAGCTGAAACTTAAACTGAGAAAACTTTTCCTTGTTTAAAGTAGCAACTTCTTGCAGTATTTCAGCAGGTCTCTGATAAGAAAATACAGGTTGTAGGTTTATCCAACCAACTGCTTTGAAATCTTTAGCATAGGTTTGGTCTACGACAATATCTACTCGTCCTTGAATAAATCCTGTAAGTGTTACATCTTCTTCCATATCAACTCCTAACAGTTACTTTAAAGTTTCTATCAACAAAATAATCTTTTATAAATTTAGTTACATCTTGATTACTAAACCTAAAAGTATTTACACAACTTTGACAATCAACATATTTTTGTCTAGTCGAATTACCTGCGTCTCTACCACAACTTGTAGTAGTGCCATAATCGTGATGATATTTTACTGTGTGAACTTTATCTCCAACAACAACACCATTAAATGTTTTGTTGCTTTGTCCAACAGACCTATCAAATACACTTGTTTGTGTATCGTAATCTTTTACAAAATACTTGTTTTGGTATTTGTAATCTGTTTTTCTTGTTTTCATTCGTATCAACTCCTTTTTAAATACATTACCTACATTAATCGCAGATTTAATTTAATGCAATCTTTTATTATAAAATTTTTAAATTATCCCAACCGTCTTTAGTAACTGTCATTGTTACTACACCTGTTGATGTTGAGTAACCTGTTCTAGTTTGGAAATCAGTAGAAGGACTCATAGCAGGAACTCCCATAATTGTTCTGCCACCTTGTTGTACGGCAGTAAAGTGGTGGTAATGTCCGTGAACAATCATCTTAGCTAAGCCAACAGGATTATCTCCTGCTTCATTCAATCCAAACATCTGACCCTTCCACCAATTCTCTATCTTCTTTGCAGGTGTCCCTGAGCCACTACTTAAATGTCCGTGAGTAAAACCCATAAGGTAACCTTTAACATCAAGTAGAAGATGTGGAGATTCAGGCACAATAACTTTTATATTTTTATATTTAGATTCATATACCAAGTCTCCAACCTGTTCTAGTATCTGCAAGTCAAGGTTGTCTAGTTCTTCTGTTGCCAAGCTCTGCTTACCACTTCTGTTTTGTCCGTGATTAGAAGTAACACCTGACAGAACTACCTTGTAGTTTTGGTCTGCAAAGTTCTTTACAATTTTCCAAAGCAATCTTCTTGCAACTGTTATTTGGTCTCGAAGGTGTAAGTCCACATTCCAAATTTGTGATGAGTACCAACCTGATATATCACAGTTCTCTACAATATCTCCAAGACCAATGATGTAAACTTCATCAATCTTATGACCTGCCTTTTTTAATTCTTTGAGTCTTGCATTAGCAGAGTCAAGTGAATCTAAAACCTTGCTTACAATTTCTTCACTACCTTTTCCGTCTCGCTTACCTAGTTGATAATCTGCAACATAGTACATAAAAGCAGTATTACCTTTTTTTATAGGTTGTGATTTAATCTTGTATGTCTTTATCTCTTTTAGTAGTTTTGCAAAGTCTGTATCAAAGTCAGGAACTTTTTTTCTTATGTCAGCTTTGTAGTACCAAGCCTGTTGAACATTACCGTCTCCCATATTCATATCCCAAGTTCTGACTTGTAGGTTGCCTACTATCTCATACTCTTTTGGGTCAAATCCCCATTCACTTAGTAAGGTTGCAAACTCAGGCTCTTGTTCCTTTGTGCCACGAGAGACTAATGTACCTTTGTTTGTCTTAGGGTCATATTCTGCGTGTGGTTGCCAACCTGTCGGATATTTTTCTTTAGCTAGAGCTTCATTATGTTTCTTATCGTCATAGCGAGTAAGAAACTGATTAAGATTTTTGGATTCGTTTTTTTTGCTCATTGATTCTATTTGTTATAGATTTTGGAGTTATACCGTCCCAACCACATTCATCAACTAGCCAATTTACTAATGCAGTTGTGTCATTGTAACCTTCTTCGAGAGCTTTTAAAACCTGTTCCCATTCAGCTTCACGCTTCTCTGTACCATAAAAATATCCACGCTTGATTGGTGGTCTTTTATATGTCTTTAGATAATCTTTAAGTGCCATAAAAGTCCTGTCTGTTGCTTGTGGTTAGTATATAGACTAAGTGAGACTTCAAGGGTATTTCTAGGGAATTTCTCAAAGTTTTTTTTTGGGCAAAGCTAAAAGCCTATAAACATTGGTTTTATTCTTTATTAAATTTACAAAAAATACTTGTATAAGTATTACAAAGTAGTAATCTTAGATTATGAAATTAACAAAGAATGAAAAAAGAAGGGAGTTGATTTCAATGGATAAATTAAACACAATAGACTTAAGCAATAGTCTTGAGCTTCGTAAGTTTGTAAAAGAACTTATTAAAGAAGAAACAGGAGATGATGTTGTAGAGAGAGAATATGATTCAAACGACTTATATACTTATACAACAGAATTGACTTGTTGCTATGACGAGCTAGAAGAAGGTTTGACTTATGACTTTTGTTTAGAGGACGCAGAAGGTAATGTATTTGAAATCTACTGTGGTAGCAAATGCTATCTTCGTAAATATAATGGAGATAAATATTTTTCAGAAGATTATACACGAATCACTAAAGAACAGTTTGACGCAATGAGCATTCACGCATAAATATTAAAACTAAACCCACCTGTTTCGGTAGGTGGGTTTTTTTTATTGTTCCCAAGTTTCAAGTAAAGCAAAGACAACTTCATCTAACTTATCAAGCTCTACTATAACTAATCCGTTAGAAGTTCCGTCAGGCATAGCAACAAACATAAATGGTCTTGTATCTCCAATCCTTGTATTAGCGTCAGATTGTTCTTTGGCTTTTTGATATTTAGTCCATAAGGTTTGTACTTGCTTACCTGCTTTGACTTCTACTCTCACTTCTCCAAGCCAAGATTCTTCGTTACCCATTTGGCTTCTAAATTTTGTGTCAGGTATTCTAAGTTTCTTCCTTGCAAGGTTTTGTTTTCTTCTGCCTTTGTTCTTGTTAGTTAGTCCACGCTTTTGATTGTCAGACCAACCTTCTCTTTTCTTTACTGTCTTTTGACCCATACCTTGCATACCTTCGTGTTTTCTCATCTTGTATTCTGTAAAAGTCTCATCTTCTCGCCACTCAATCTTCTTCATTCAAAACTCCTTCTAATACATTTAGGCTTACTAAAAAACTATTTACTTGTTTTAGTTTATCAAATTCATAAGTCGGCACAAGCAAACAATGGGCAAACCATTTATCTCCTTGTTGATTTTCGTTAATTACTTTTACTGTTTTATATTTACTGTCTCTTATCCAAGTTACAATGTATGGTTGTAATTTTTTGGGATTCCAATACCTTACAAAGTTGGTTGGATAACTCCAATACATCATAAAGTCTGCAAAGGTTTTCATCTGACAACCGATTTGTAAGTCGCCATTCTCCTGCTCAATCAGATATTCCAAAGCAATATTCTTTGTTTCTTCTATCTGTGTATCTGTTTTTACTTCTATGTAATTTGTTTTTAGGCTCTGATTGAAAACCATAAGGTCAGCACCTTGTAATTGTTCATCAATTCTTGTAGCTCTTGCGTGATACTTATTACCATTTTCATCTTTTATAAAGTTGTAGTGGTTAAGTATTAGCTTCTCTCCGAGCTTCCCTACTCTGTCTTGCTCTGTAAAGTTGTATTTCTTTATCACTCAACTCCTCGTCTAAATCATCTAATAGTGGTATATCAAAAATCATAGTTCCAACAATGCTCTGAGCTATACCAATGTTTACCCTTGCCGTCATTATAAAAGAGCCACGAAGCTATTTTAATATTTAGTAATGGGTCTTTTCTGTCTCCTTCAAAGTTCAGTTTATCCTGCAACCAAGACCAAGTTACATCATTAAACATAAACAAACCTTCGTCCATTGTTCCATTGGTATTGTGATTATGTACTGAAGGTCTGCCTGATGATTCACAATAAACAATAAGACTTGCTTGTAAAACATCTTCAGGCTTAAAGTGTGTCTGCAATACAGGAATCCATTGTTCTACAACTTGGACTTTTTTATATTGCTCCCTGCAATCTAAGTAAGTCTCCATATCACTTGCCATTGGTGGCAAAGTTAAGAGACACGCAATCACACCTTCAATAATTAATGAAGGCATATCTCTCCTTTATTAAGTTTTTATTTCTTCAAGTTGATTTATTATTAAATTAAAATTTATACAATTTATGTCGTTACAAAACAAAGCACCACGAATTGTGGTAAGATGTTTGCCACAGAACATACAACTTGTTCCTTTTACTTTATTCACAATAAGTATTATAAATCATAAATTGACGAATCTGTGATTTATAAATAAAAAAAAGACCTTAGATACTAGCAATAGCTTCTAAGGTCTTTTGTATTAAAAGGTAAAACTATGTCTTAAAACGGCTCTAAATGGCTAATTTACATAGAATATTGAATAATTCCACCAATAAGTATCACAATAAAGGTAGCAGTAGCCATAAGTTCTGACCTAGAAATCTTTGTATTTACCTTCTCGTGAAGCTCATCAATGCGTGAATTTATCTTATCTTGTCCTTCTAAAACAAGCATTAACATCTCTTTATTTGTCATTCCACTATCTGCCATTAGTTCTCCTTACAATGACTGCTTCCGTAATCACAGTTACATATCTGCACAAAAGAGCCGTCATCTTTTTTAGTTATCAAACACATTATTTTCTAAATCTAATTGTAATTAACCATATTGCCAAAGTAATTACAGTTGCATAAAAAGTTATCGTCCTAGACGCACCACTCAAAGTCAATATTGCAATAATCATTCCGACTAATGTCCAAGCAAGATTAAGAGTTTCTTTTATTGCTTCAATCAACCAAGACCACAATTCTTTTATCAATTAAATCTCCTTACTGCTAATGATAAAATTCTTACCATAATTGTCGGCACTATGACTTCCTGTGCCTTTTCCTTTTGCTGAGAACTCATATCATCAGTAATATTTGTTAAATTTACTGCGTCTAAATCAACATCAATAATAACACTAAAGTCTCCTTGAGCTAAAGACTCAAAGGTAATTTCTGTTGTAACATCTGCTAAGTTGTAATCTTCTATCTTAGCGTTCTCAACTGCTCTCTCTACATATTCTTCTACTGCTTTTGCTACTGTCTCATCAGTCTTTACTGCTTCTGCAATAACTTGTACATCTTCTGTTTCTGTAAATCCAAGAACTTCTGCCACAACTTCCTGTTGTTCTTCTGTAAGCTCGTCAGCTTTTTCTATTGATTGTTCTACAACTTGAGCTACAACTTCAAGTACATCTTCGCTAACTTCGTCAAGATTTTCCAATCCTGCGTCATTAACTTCTTCAATGATTTCAACAACTTGTTCTGTTTCAAGTTCTTCAACTTCAATTTCTTGTATAGCTTCAATCTTTTCTTCTACTTCTTTAACTTCTACTTGTATTTCTTCATCTGTTAATTCAACTTCTTCGACAATGACTTCATCTTCTTCTTGAATTTCTGTCTCTGACTCGGTGTCATCTGTAAATATTTCTTCGTCCAACTCATCTTCTAATTCTTCTTCTTCTATAACAATTATTATTTCTTCAGGTATATCTTCAATAATAATTTCTTCAATGTAAATATCTTCTATTTCTTCAATGTATTCCTGTACTTCAAGTATTGTTTCAACAAACTCTTTTGCTTCTTCTTCAGTATCAAACTCAAATATTTCGATTTCTTCTTCAAGTTCCAAGAGTTTTTCATCAAACTCCATTTGTCGTTCAAGTTCTTTTTCAGTAAGCTCATCTTCCACAATGTCAAGTACATCAACATCATCAAAAAACTCGTCTCCGATTTCTTCCACATCTTGTTCTTCAATGTCATATAATTCTAAATCTCCCCTTGCAACCTGCTCGTCAGTTAATTCTACACCGTATAATTCATAATTCTTTTGTCGTTCATTATCTCTCTCTACCGTTCCGTCTTGTATCTCGTGTTCTTCATACTCAGCTTCTTCTCCATTATCTAAAATAACAACAAAAATCTCAGGCTCAGGTGGTGGTGGCTCATAAACAACAGGTGGTGGTGGCAAAGTAGTAGTAGTAGTTGTTGTTGTGGTAGTAGTTGTTGTTGGCTCTATATATTTAAAACTTATGTTATCAACTAAAGTCCAATCATTAAGTGTCAAAGTAAACTTATCAATAAAAGTATCTAAGGTTTCTCTAATGTTATAAACAACAACTTCATACATAGATTCAGCAGAAGTAAAAGTTTGTGCTTCTATTATATCTGTTTGTGTAGTCTCGTCTGTATGCGTATAAGTTACTGTTGATTCATAATTCAAAGCACCTATTGTAAAACCAACTTCATAAATATCTATGTCTAGTTCTTCTTCATCAATAGTTGTAGTTTCAGGTAAATCAAATTCATAATCAGCACCTTCTCCACCGTGTTGCCTAAACTCTAAATTTATACAATAGTCAGTACAACCATATTGTCCTGTCCAAGTGTTATTAATGTCAATGTTATTCTGAACTTCGTTTCCTTGTATATCTAGTTCATCTTCAGGTATAACCATATCTGTACTTTGTTCCCAAGTCTCAGGCACAGTTGTAGTTGTTGTACTTGTAATTGTTGTGCTAGTTGTAGATGTATTCTCAGGAATTGTTGTTGTAGTTGTAGTTGTTCCGTCAAAAGTCTCTACTTCTTCTACTTCTCCTTCAGGGATTGTGGTTGTAGTTGTAGTAGTAGTTGTAGTATCTTCTTCAGCTATGACAGGCAAAGGTACTGCTATAAAGCACACAGAAGCTATACACAAAAACTTCTTTAGGTTAAGCACCTTTTATTTATTATCGAATGTTTGCTTTGGTTTATATTGTTCTAAGCCATTCTGCAACACAGACAATCCTGAACTCAAAAACGCAACAAGTAATAATTCAATCATATTTGCGTCAATGATTCCTGATGAGTTTGCTAAATACAAAGAGATTGCAGATTGCAACCCTGTTCTAAAAGCCTTAGATAAAATAAATTTCCAATATTCTTTATTTTTCACTATTCTTCTTCCTTCTTAATTGGGTTGCTTATCAATACCTTACCATACATCTTGCATTTTTTTTGCACACACTTAAAACCTACTTTATAAAGTTTGGTTGGGTTGTGGCAAATATGACACTTTAATTTCAAACTAACCTTTATTTAGGTAATATTTCTGCCTTCTAGTTTAGCTTCTAAGATTTTCAGATTCCCATTTATCTCTGAAATTTTTTCATATATGTCATTTGCTCCAATCATATTTTGTGGAGACTTGTTAGATAATTTAGTTACAGATTCTTCTACTATTTCATTAAGATTAATTTTTGATATTTTTATTGTTACTTCTTTACCTGCTTGTAAAGGTTTTGCTATTTTATCGTAACACTTTTTGTAAGCGTCTCTTGACCTTCCAATTAAACCGTCTTTACCTAAATCTAAGTCTTGTTGAGTAGAGCCTGTCAATATACAACCTGCCGTATGCTCATCTGTGTTTCCTGAGTGTATCAAGATATATTTAAAATTAGGTACATCTTGTAACTCCAACATTCCATAATGTGTGTTTCCATATCTTGCTTTATATTTAGTGTGAAAACCACCTTCTTTACGAAACTTTATATTATAAGTTCCTTCAGGAATTGCAGTTTCACTATATACTTTTACATCTCTTACTTCATCTTCTAAGGTGTAACACTCAAACACACCGTCAATAAAAAGCAGTCCATTTGTTGCGTCCTCGCCAAACTGAACTCTTACAACATCAAGTTTCATTATTCAGGTTTTGGATTATCGTCTTTGACTTTTTTAATAGCTTTGTACCATTCGCCTGTTTTGTCTAGTTTACCTGCGTCTATGTCCCAATAGAGTTGGTCTAGTTGGTCTCCAATAGCACCATAGGATTCTTGCCTAGCTTGTATATATCCAAACTGTTGCTCTTCCCATTTTGAGTTACCTAAGTCAATCTTAGCTTGTGCGTAGTCTGATTCTTCAAACTCCATACGCTCATTATTAATTTGCTTGTACAAAGGCTTAGCAGATTCTATCTCTGCGTCTGCTTCTGTTTGTAACTGTTCTTTTGTCTTTGCCATAATTATCTCTCCTTATCTTACTATATTATTTAACAAGTCCATACAACTTAAATGTTCCACTATCAATGTTTCCACTATCCATAAAAAAATTTAATCCGTCCACAGAGCTTGTACTTGTGAAAACTCCTCCACCCTGTTGACCTAATAATTCTGGTGTCGAATTAAATTCAATATTTTCCTTTGTGTGAAATGTAAACTCTGAAGAATTGTTTGCATTAAATATGTACATCAAAACTTGCATACCCTCGCCTGTACCTGTACCAATATTTGTTCCTAAATCCCAACTTGTTTCATTAGTTGCAGATTGATTTCCAAAAGAAGCACCAGCTCGTAACAATTTACTAGCTCTATCATAATTTGCAGTAGTATTTGCAGTTCCACTCTCTGTTACTCTGCACTTTAAATCTTCAACATCAGTATCACATTGTAAATTATTTATAAGTATTTTAAACACATCAAAAGTGCTATCAATACCTGTCAAAGACACAGAGCTTACTGCACCCGAAACTATTTCCTCATCTATTTTTATTAAACTACCTGCCATTATTTAACTCCATATACATTTACTGTTAAATTATCGATTGTTCCGCTAACTCTACCAAACTGCATACCTGATAATTGTTCAGCACTCTCGTGCATACCAATAAATTTACTACCTCTACCACCACCAGAATGTTGAGATGATGTTTGTCCTGAAACAAAAGTAAAGCTAGAACTATCAAAGGGATTATATATATACATTGATACTCCTCCAAAATCATCAGCACCAGAATTAGATAAACCAAAATTTGGAATAGATGTTTGATTTTTACCAAACAGTTCAGAAAAACTTGCATTTGCATACATATCTAAAGTCGCGAAATCATATTCACTTGCTGATATAACACTTCCTCCACTATCTAAAAATCTTAAAAGATTATAAGTTTGTGCAGAAAAATCGCCCTTAGATATTGAAACAAAATACACATCATATTGAGAGCTAAAACAATCTGGAACATCAAGCGTACTAACACTACTCCCACTAGCAGATTTTATAAACTGCAAATTTGTAGCCATTAGAAACTCCGAATACCATATAGGCTAAAATTTCCACTCTCTAAAGTGCCAGAATTAAAAGCCATAACTTGTATTTTATTCACAGAACTTGCTTGTGGTAAAACTTGACTACCCCAAAAACTTCTATAAATATCAGAGTTACTATAAACAGAACTGTGTTGTGTGGTAAATGAATACTTTGTACTGTCCAATAAATTATAAAAATATAAATATCCATTTATATTACTTCTTGGAACAGAGCTAATTTTAATATTATCAGCAAATCTAAAAGCTGAATTAGAACTTGACCTATTTTCTGAAAAACTACCGTCAGCACCACAAATTTGTCTTGCAGTATCATAAACAGAGCCACTCTCTAAAGTGCCACTCTCATAAAGTCTAAATGCTATACCTGTATCATTATCTGATACAGTTCCGTCATTAACTGTAATTAAATGCACATTGTAATCTTTTAAATCTTGGAACTCAACTGTTGATACAGAACTAGATACAGTAACAGTCTCAATCAATTCTAACTGTCCAAAGTTTGTCCATTTGTTTTCTTGGTCTAGCTCAATAATTTCTTGTGGTGTAAAAATACCTTTATTATCTCTAAAAGCCTGTTCAACTTCTTTTCCTATGTAGCCATATTCTTTACTCATCTATACCACCTTATACAATGTAAATGTACCACCTGTAATATTACCTGTATTCATTAACAAATTTACTCCGTCATTACTTTGTGTTTCTGTAAGTAAACCACCACCGTTAAAACCCCTTATATTATTTGTACTTGCATAAAATGTACTTGTAACATTTAAAAAAGAATATTCACTTGAATTGTTTAAATTATATAAATAACATAACAAACCTGCATTACCACTTATTGAATTTTGTACAGTTGCAGTTAGTGTAATCTCTGAAGCATTTTGTCTTGAAAAAGTAGAAAATGACCCATTACTAATTAAATAATGGTGTGTTTCATCATAATTTGAAGAAGTATCGGCACTACCACTTACAGTAAATTGCAATCGTAACTGTGCATCGCTTTGTGTTGATAAATTACTTACTGTCAAAAGGTAAACACTATCATCATCAACACCTGTTAGAGATACATTAGCAGTTGAGCTTGTAACTGTGCTTGTTGCAACTTGCAATAATCCCATTATGTATCAACCCTTATACCATAACAACGAACTTTTATTTCGCCATAAGTTGCAGTATATCCGTCTTGTAATAATTGAAAACCTGTAATAAAATCTGCTTGTTCTAAATTACCTACACCAGTCATACCACCACTTTTACCTGTTGAAAAATCATTTTGTGATTGCCCTAAAGCTAATGTAAATGTACTTGAATTTGTAGGATTAAAAACATAAAATATACCTGCACCACCCTGCCTTGAGCCATTGTTATAATCAAAAAAACCTAAAAACCTTTCAAATAAAACAGTATCGCCTGTACTTCTTAATTGGTTATAATTACTATCTGTTCTTCTATAAAGTAAAGCATTTTCGTAAACACTTGACGATACAACACTACCACTAGAATTTATAAATCTTACTGTTAAATTACAATTAGCGTCATAGTCATCAGCTTCTACTTCTATTTTATAAATATCAAAATCAGAAGTAAAAACATCTGTTATATCTACACTTGCAACACTAGTAGCAATGGTTTCGTTAAGTAATCTTAAATTACTCATATATCTTTTACCCCATACAGTTTTGCAGTACCACTAACAGTTTTTCCAGTAATAGTTTCTAACAATCTAAATCCGTCAACTTTACTTGATTGTGGTAAAAGTCCACCCCCGAAACTCATTTTTGCAACTCCCCCGTCCTCCAAAATTCCTCTTGTAGTTAAAAAACTATACTTTGAACTATTCCCAAGATTATATAAATATGCAAAGGCATTTCCATTATCATTTGTACCACTACCATAATTACCAATATTTAAAAATATATTATTTCTATTATCATCTTTACTTGCGTCAACAGTACCAGTTGCCTCACCAAATACCATTGCATAATGGTAAACATTACCACTTTCTAATACTCCATTTTCATAAAATTGTATGCCCATTGAACTATCACCACCTGACATAATCGTATTTGTAACAGTTAAAAAATGAACATCATATTCATCTTCTTTTATGGAAAGAAAATCGATTGTACTAACACCAGAAAAGGTTGTTTCTGTAATAAACTCTAAACTACCACCAAGAAAACCCTGTCGTTCTAAATCAAAGCTCTCTTGTGTAGTTAATATGCCTTTATTCTTAACCTGTTGTTTGACACTTGTAGATGTGTCTCCAATATAACCGAATGACATAAGAAAAAATTATGTCTGCTTTAGATAATTAATCGTAAAGTCAATACTTGAAGCAGTAGAACATAAACCTTGTATCTTATCTCCTGTGGTTAAAACTACCTTAGTTTCCCAAACAAGAGTTGTACCTGCTGGAACAGTAACATCATTTAATAAATGTGGAGTTACTGAGCCACCTGATTTAACTATTTCAATATCAATCGTAACATCTTGACTGCTTGAATTAACATTTGCAAAAGACATTCCGATTATTGTTTCTGTTGTAGATGAGCCTACTGCGTCAAGTAAATCTGCATTACTTGTTCCAAGAGTTCCTACTACACCTTCTAATACATCTGCCATATCTATCCTTCCTAGCTAAGAGCTAATACTAATCCTAATGTAACGCCACCTGCTAAATTTGCTATATCTCCTGCCGTTGTTTTCTTTAAATTGTTACTGTCATCTGCGTCTGCAAAAAGTATAACATCAGCACTTGCAACTGTTCCTGAAGTAGCTTGTGTTGGTGCAACGACTAAAGTTGATGAGAATGCACCTGATGTAGCCGTAGCTCCACCTGATAATCCTGAAGTAGAGCCTGTTGTAATAGTTACACCTGTTATGTCTCCTTCTCCAATAAAATTAACCCAACTTGAGCCGTCATAAAATTGTAGAGTGTTTGTATCTTTTAAGAAACAAAACATACCTTCTGCGTCATTAGTACCTAAAGCAGTATCTCTAGCTGAAGAATCTGCATAAACTTGTACAACTTGGTCTTGAATAAAAGTCTGAAACTCAGTAGCACTAATTAAATCTCCTGTGCTATAACTTTTCCAACCTGCTCCTGCCATATTAAATTACCTTCCTAACTATAAACAAATCTAGTTCCTTCTCCTAGTTTAGCTTGTCCTAATATCCAAGCTGAACTTCCTGCTGGACTTAATGTAGCCGTCCAACTCCAAGTTTGACTTGAAGCATTTACAGTATGACTTATGGATTCTATCCATAGCTCATCTGTAAAGCTACTGCCGTCCACATTGACTATCTTAACAGATATTCTGTCTCCGAACTCTCGTCCCAAAACTTGTTCCCAAAGAGATGTATTTTCTCTCGGATTGCAAGTCAATTCGTCAATCCTTACAATAGGTAGAGATGTTTCTGCTATCTTCTGTTCAATTATAGACAAAACATCTGAGTCCGAAACATTTATAGTAGTTTTGTTATTTTCTTTTGCCCTATACTTTAGAACAGAATTAGTGTCAGCTTTGTACTGTACTGAGCCACCACTTCTTTGCCACTCATAAACATTAATTATCTCGTTGTCATCAAAAGAAGTAGATACATTTGTATAAGGTAAATTGCTACCGTCATTACTAAATATACCTTGAACATTTATAGCTTTGGTATTAGATAATTTATAATCTCTGTTTCTAAATGTTGCTTTACCGTCTTTTGCCATAAAGAATTGTCCATTTTCAGCAGTTTCACACTCTCTCAAACCTGTAAGAACATTGGTAGTAATAGCTTGTGATATTACATTTTTAGTTCCTGTAAGTACATCTCTACGATTACTAGGAAATCCAATAGCATTTAATATTCTAGTAATTCTTGCAGAACTAAGTTCTTGTTCATCTGTGTAACTTAGTCTTGTTGATAATCCTATTTCAGAAAAACCTGCAAGTCCTAAACGCCAACCAACACCGTCCAACTGTGCTGATTGAAAAATTTTAAAAGCGTCTACACAAGTAAAAGTAACAATCGAGTCTGCACCTTCAGATATAAACTTGACAGGCACACTTTGTAAAAAACCTTCAAATATTCTGTAAGTTACAGAGTCATAAGTTGCAGACATTCTAACTCTCTTAAGTGGTTGTATCTTTGTAATTGCATTTGTTGAATCGTAATAAGGGCTTGAAGTATTATTAGGATTAAACCTATTGTCAGCATTTGATACTGAAAAACTCATTGTACCTGCAACAAACTCTCCTAATTCATTTGCTCTACCACGCCTTGTTGTAAATGCTCTTAGGAAACTTGTTATATCTGTAAAAGATTGTGTTTCATCAAAAGGCTCTGAATCAAAGCCAACTTCAAGTGTTAGTGATACATTGGAATCAAAATTTGCACTCATTATACAACTACATTTATACCTTTACGCTGAGCTTGTCTAAGAGCTTCAGCAACGGCTAATTGTACTGATTCTTCTGTTCCTAAAAGATTACCTGTGTTTACAGTTATTACTGTTCCACCTGCATTTGTTCCAACTCTACCACCTGTTTCTTCTGCAAATCTGTTTACAAAGTTTTGCCCAACTTCTCCAAGTGTTCCAAATTTTTCTCCTTTTCTATCAGGTATAGGCTTAGAATCTTCTGCTACTTCTTCTAGACCGTCTATAACTTCATTAATATTTGTATCAGGCATTGAGTCGTTACCAATAGTTCTCCCTGATAAGTTCATAAGTGCGTTAAATTGATTCATTAATGTATCTAAGTCTCCACCAATCAACCTAACTATTTCATTGATACCGTCTTTAAATTTATTTGCTGACCTTAAATCTTCTAATGCAGAGTCTAACTCTGCTTTTGCTAAAGCCATTTCTAAGATATTACTTGTGGAATCAGCAGTTGCTTCAGCTAAATCTTCTTGTGCTTTTTGATAGTTTTGTTGAGCTTCTTGTAGTCTCTCAGTTTGTGTAATAACATCTGCTTCTGCTCGTTCTATATTTCTAAGTGCTTCTTCTTCTTCTCTTGATATTGCGATAGATTGTTCTTCAAGTTCTATCAATCTCTCTCTTGCTACTGCTAATTGAAGTTTTTGTATTTCAGATTTATCTTCTGCTTCTTCAAGTTTTCGTATTTCTTCTTTTTGTCTTGCAATAGCTAAGGCTTCTTCATTAGTAACTTTTGCACCAAGACCTGATACTCTCTCAAATTCTTCTTTTGCTTTATTTACTTTTTCATTTGCTTTTTCTAAGTTTGCGTTAGCTTTATTAAGTTTTGTAAGTGCCTTAGCTTCTTTATCAACTAGGTCTAATCTATCTTGTTCTATGTCTCTTAGGTTTTGGTAAGCGTCATTAAGTTTTCTTAAAGAATCTAAACCTGCCGTTGCTCTATCTCTTGATAGTTTCTTTTCTGCTTCTATTTCTTCTTCTGTTAGTTCAATAGATTCTTGTTTTGTGTCGTTAAAACTACTTGTCTCTCTATCTAATTCGTGAGTATTGTTTATTAAATCTTTTTGTACTAATTCTTGGAATCTCATAGCTTCTGCCATTTCTTTATGAGCTTTTATCATTCCTTGATGTGTGGCTTCTGCTTCATCAACTGTACTTGCATATTTTTCATAAACTCTGCCTGAATCTTCAATAAGGAAACCATTTTCTCTTGCAATCTTTGTACCTTCTTCTAGCTTCTTATTGAATTCTGATTGTGGGTCAAGAACATTAATTATTCCTGAAGCTAACTTATCAAAGAATCCAATAGTAGATTCAAGAGCAGGAGCTAATTTATCAACAATTAATAAACCAATTTCTGAAAACTTAGAGCCAAGAATATCTATTTGTCCTTGAAGTGATAGGACTTGTTTATCAGCAACTTCTTGGGTAGTACCACCTGCACCCATTAAAGCGTCTTGATATTCTCGTATTTGGTCTCCTGCACCTGACAATATCTTTACTGCGTCTGCAACACCACGATTAAGTCCTAATTGGTCTAATAAAACTGCTTTTTGTTGGTCTGATAGACCCTTCATACCACCGTCAAGTTCATCTATAACATCTGCTAAATTCTTTAAGTTGCCTTCGTTATCAACAATATCTATATTGAACTTCTTAAATACTTCTGAGTTTTTACCTACTGCTCTTGTTGTATCTCTGAGTAACTGATTGAGTTTCTCTCCTGCTTCAGCACCTTTAACACCCCTGTCTGCAAAAGCTGATAGTACGGCAACACCTTCTTCGATTGATTTATTTGTAACTTTTAATGCTGAGCCTGACTTAGTTGTAAGTGCTTCTGCAAACTGTTGTACAGAAGCGTTTGCTAATGTGTTAGCTTTTACCAAGACATCAGTAACTCTTGTAAGGTTTGTTAAGTTTTGTTCTGCGTCTTTGACCGTAAGACCTAATGCAGATTGAGAGTCAGTAGCCAAGTCAGTAGCAAGTGCCATATCGAACATACCTGCTTGAGCAAACTTGGTAACTTGTGGAAGTGCAGATATAGATTGTTCAGCGTCTAAACCTGCTGACGCTAGGAAGAAAAATGCTTCTGCTGATTCACTTGCTGATATACGAGATTCTATTGCAACTTGACGAGAAGCCCTTGCCATAGCCAACTGTTGTTCTTCAGTTGTCTGCATAATTGCAAGAGATTGGTTAAGTTTATCTTCAAAGTCAATAAATTGTCTTGTAGCGTCTGCCAATGCTTTGACAAGGACTGTACCAACTGCAACTGCACCTATCTTGGCAACAGTACCGAACTTACTTAACTTGCCACCTGACTCGTCAGTCTTTTTACCCAAAGTGTTCATTTGGGCTTTTGCTTTATTAAAACCTTCTAATACGAGTTTTATAAGGATATTTGAACTACCCATTATCTCATCTTCTTCTTCTTAGCTTCTGCTTCTGCCATAGCTCGTTGTTTATCTCTCTCTTGTTGTTCTACATAATAAAATGTAGCCCATTGTGAATACTCTAATGATGACATTTTAGTTCGCAGTTCGCCAACTGTCATTCTTAAATCACGAGCTAATCTAAATTGAAAAACTAAATCAGGATTCGCTTTTGAAATCTTCAGCTAACGCTGATTCAATCTCGCTTCCTACTCCGTTAAGAGTATTGAGTTCTGCAAAAATTAAGTCAATGACGGTTGCGTCTTTTTCATACAACTCATCTATTGCTTCATCTGATAGTTCAGGCTCGACAACACTTGCTTTTAATAATGCTTTTTGATAATCAAAAGCGTCTGTTGTTTCTCCATTGATTAATCTACCAAGTTCTATTTGCATTTTTTTAGATATGCCTTTGACTTTTATTGATACATTCCATTGTGGAATATCAATAGTTTTAGTCGGCACATCAGGTAATGACTTGATGTCATCTAAGTTTAAAATCTTAGCCATACGCCTAGCTCTCCTTTATCTTACTTAGTGTGTACCACGAGTTACTGCACCTGAAACTTGAAGGTCTGCTGAATATCCAACTGCGTCTCCGACAGGACTAGAAATAGCATAAGAAGTTAATATTGCTTCTCCTGTATATTTAATCTTGCCACTTGCAGTTCCTTCAGGGCTATATTCATAAGATAGAGTTGCTGATTGTCCAACAACTGCACCAAATATAGCGTCAGCAGTAGCGTCCCAAAGACCTGCCAATGAAATGGTAGCGTCCTTTAGACCTGCTATATAAGTTTTATTATCTGCACCTAGTGTTGTAGTTTCAGATACATCTGCTGTTTCAGGGAAGTCCACATTATTTACAAAAGATGAAATATCAGTCAATGACCCTGAAGCGTTATCAAGTTTAAAAACTGAATCTTTACCGTGTGTAAATGCCATAAATTTCTCCTTTAATTATTTCTTCCAAATCCAACTATAACATTGAAACTTGGGTTTGTTCCACTAACAGTATAAACAACTTTTAAGTAACGATTAACTGTTGTGCCACTTGCTACTTCTTTGACTTCTGCACCTGCTGATGTCAAAGCAGTAAAAGTTACCAAGTCTGCATAACTAACATTGTCTGCTGAATGTGTAATCTTTGCATTCAATGTAGGTGTACTTGTTCCTGATACTGATGTAACAACTATAAAAGCACCACCACCATTTGCAGTAGAGCTTCCATTATCTCTAGCAGTTCCATTACCTGAAGCCGTTACTGTTGCGTTTTCAAGTACGCTTCCACTAAAGAAACCACTTGCTTGTAAGTCAAAGGTAACTGCTACCACATCTCCAACAGGACTTGAAATCCCATAGTTAGTTGTAACACCTTTGCCAAACATACAATCGTCTGTTGCGTCTATTCCGTCATAACCAATGACTGCCACTTTGTCATTAGCTCCAACCAAACCTTGAATTATATTATCTGCCGTTGAGTCAAAGAATCCACCAAAAGAAACACTTGCGTCCTTTTCTCCTGCAATATAGCTTTTGTTAGAGCTACCAAAAGTAGTAGTCTCTCCAACATCAGCAGTCCTTGAAGGCTCTGCACTATTTAGAAAAGCACTTAAATCGGTTGAGTCTATGATTACTTTTGTATCTTTACCGTGAATAAATGCCATTATCTACCACCTGTGCAACAACCGTTACCACAACAATCCATTATTTTTTTCCTCTTGTTCTTCTTCTTCTTCTTCTACCTGATGACCTTGAGCCACCATATCCATATCCTTTTGGCATATCACTCCTTATAATACACTTATCTTTTCATTTTCCAAGCCAAAGAGATTTCTGCTGAAACCCTGCGAGTGATTTTGCGTCTTGCTTTTCTCGTATTTTTTTCGGCTAATAGTAAGAATGGAACTAAGGGAGTTCCTCTCTCGTTGATTGATTGTACCACACCCCAAGTGTTCAAGTCTCTTTTTGTAGCCCAATCTTCTATTGGTTGGATTGGTGGATAATGTGGTTTAGTTCTCCAATTTGGATTACCCCAATTTTTCCTTCTCTTTGGTGGTGGTGGTTTGTAACCACTTGGTAATCTTCTAAATCTTCCGTGTACAAATTCTGAGTATGGAGCAGTAGCTTCAACTTGAATCTTCTTAGGTAATCTACCAACCATAGCAACTTGTTTGAAGTCAATAGAGTTTGCTAATGTACCTGTATCTTTTGGTGCAACCTTCTTAGCTTCTTTTGTAATTACTTCTGCGTGTTCATTCATAAGATGACGCAAAGGAATTAAAGTAAAATTACCATTTTGTAGTTTTCTTTTTAATGGTGTAAAACCTTCAAAGCTGAAATTTCTATTAGTTGCCATAAAGACATACTAACAAAGATTGTTTAGAACTTCTCCAAACAATCTTGGCAAACAACAAAAGTTTGATTTGTTGCTTCAAAGTCTGTTCTTAAAAGACTATCAGGGTGTTTTGCATTAGCACCTGTGTTGTAATCACATTCTGACCTATCTTTAAAAGTAAGCATACCGTCAGGCATTACATACTCGTCATATTCTTCTTGGACACAAACTGTTACTTCTTCGTAGCCGTCTTCCCAAATAACATTACGACCTTGTGCTTTTGCTTTTTCTAAGGTTTTTATTAATTCATTCATACTTAAATATTATATAATCTTTGATTATAATGCAAGTTTTTGCAAAGAAATATACATAAAAAAGGTCAATGTTTATAGGGTTTTAGAAAAAATTTTAAAAATTTATAAAATATTACCACTCAAAGTGGTCTTTTTGTGTCCTTTAAGTAGGGTTTGAACATCAGGGTCAATCTTGGAGAATAACTCGCTGACTCCTGTATTTACATCTCCATAAGTGTTGAATGGAGTATCTTTTCTTTTAAAATATCTTAGTGCTTGTATCAATGTTGCAGTTTTTATATCTTCAGGAACTATTGAATAACCCCACTTTGCAGTTACTTGAACATTGTTTTTGATTGTTGGGTCGAATCTCTCTGAGCTTCTAGTATCAAGAATTGTAATTTTATTGAATGGCTCATAGTAAGTTGTGCCACTATCAATTTTAATTATTCTAGGATTGCTTGGCTCAACAATAAAATCTGTATTGATTGTCAAAGTTGTTTCATAAGTTCCGTCATCATTGTCATCAAGTTTTACAATCAAACCTGTTGTGGTACTTATGTCAGGTACATCAATATAAATACTTGACTTTGGTGTAAATACTTTTGCGTTTGCAGAACTATCTTGGTTAAATCTTCTTCCTGTTACTGCGTCTATCAATCTACAAGCTGAGTTGATAGCAGTATTTATATTAAAATCTTGAGCAGTCCCCGATAGACCAATGTATGCTTTAAAATCGTCCTTATCAACATACTGTGCCATTTAAGACCTACTTAGATTTATTTTCTTTTGGTTGTTTTGCTTTTGCTTCTACGAACTTTAGAGCTTTGTATTCTGCGTCAGGCATTTCCCAACCTGCTCTTGCAACAAGTTTTCCTTTACGCCAACCTTTTGGCATACCTTCAGCAGACTCTTTACAAAGTCCTTCATCATTCATATAAATATCTTTTTTTAATTTCATAATTTCCTTTTTGCTAGATGTCCCATTGCCATAAGACGAATGGGACATCAAAGCCATTATTAACTATTAAAAGTTAGTAATAGTACAGAAAGCAGTTGGTCGATAGACAGGGAATCCTAGTCTAACGGTTGCCTTCATAACCATAATATCTTTTACGAAGTTTTCATCGTGGGAATCTGACATAGCCACTTCCATACCTTGTCTTGCAACGATATGACAGGCTTGTCCACCACCGAAAACACCTACGATTGGAGTTCCAGCAGGTCTAGTTGTATCTAAAACAACAGGGAGTCCCCACATTGTTTGTCCAACTGCACCACCGAACTGTCCTGCTCCCACAAAGAGTGGGTTAAGGCTACCACTTGTAGTAACTGCATTTACTTCAGTCACAGTCTGGTACCAATCAGAAGGGTGCATAATTATTGCGTCAGGACTTAAGAAGCTATCTTTTTGTATTTCTGTGATTGCTTCATAAATTTGTCCGACTCTCTTAAGGTTTCCTGAGAATGATGAGAAATCAAAAGTATTGATTCCTGATACATTCAAGATACCTGTTAAGTTTGCACCTGAGCCACCACCTGCAAGTATTTGGTCTCCAACTGCAAGATTAACCATAGTTCTTAATCTTGAGTCAAGATAACCACTAACTGCTGATACATCAGCTAACAATTCTTCTGTAACAGGCAAGAATGAGCCAATCTTACGAATGTTCTCTGTCTTTTCTGTAAAAGCAAGTGCGTTTTCGCCCAAAGCTGAGCCTTCAGCAGTTGCAGATGAGTTGTTAGTAAAGGTGGTTTCTTCAAGATACTTGTATTGGTAAGTATCTGTTGTGATTGTGTCGATTAAATCAATAACAGTTTGTGGGTTTCTCAATGCAGTAGGAACGATTAAATCGCTTCTTGTAACTGCTGGTGGATAACCTGTCTCTGTTAATGTTGTTTTTAATTCGACTTTTGGATTCCACTTAAGCTCTGAATTGATGTTCTTTTGCCCATTATCCATAAAACTTTTGTAAGCACTAGAGTCAATGAGTTGGTCTCCAAGAGTTTGTACCCCTTGTTCTTCCTTCTCGTTGTGAATAGGCATTGATTTTACTTCTTTACCTTTTTCTAATGCTTCTTCAAGTCTTGCTTCTTGGGTTTCGAGAGCATTTAATTCATTAACTTTTTCATTAAGTTTCTCAATTTCAACATTTCTATCTTCGATAGCTTGTTTTTTCTCAACAGAGATTTCTGAGCCTTCTTCAAAGGTGTCCTTCATCTCTTTGACTGCGTCAAACTGAGTTTGTCTTAATGCGTGGAGTTCCTGTGTGAGTTCGTTTAATTTACTCAACTTTATCTCCTTCATTAACTATGCCTTGACTTCTTGCCAAGACTTCTTGTGTATTTAGCCAAAGTGCGTCAATACTATCTTTAGGTTGCTCTGTTTCTTCTTCTCCTAAACCAAGTATGTTGTCTAAATCGTTATAGACTTCTTGGATTCGGTCTTGAATCTGCATAAGAGATTCTTGAGCAGACTTTGACAATTTTTTGCCTTTATCTAAGCGTAAAGAAGTAAGTTCTTTTGCTCTGTCTATGAAGTTGTTAATTGTGATAAGCACATTATCAGCTTCATCTGTGAATCTAAGACCTGATTCAACATCTTTTACATCTTTTTCTTTTTGTTCTTTAACTGCAACAGTATAAGTTGATTGATTTGCTCCAACAAGAACAGGAGATACTTCAAACACAGTTGCAGATTTTATGTACCTTACTTCCTGTGATTGTCCGTCTTTTTGGAATTGTCCTTGTTCTGCGTCATCAACTTGGAAACCAAAAGACCATTGTTGCAAATCTCCCATTGCTTTGACAATTTCATAGGCTTCTTTACCACTATCAGACGACATAATAAACTCGCCTTTGAATGTTGCCTTGTCATCATCTTGAACAATGCGTCCTTTACCAATTGGATTCTCCCATTTATGAGACCATACCATTGGTACTTCGCCTTCTAAACCTTTAAATGATTTTAGTGAGTTTGGTAAAACTACATCTCCGTCAGAATCTACATTATTAAATACAGAGAAAACTGCTTCTACTTTGCCTTCTTTTTCTGTGTCTAGTGCAAAGTCTATTGATTTAAACTCTTTATCCATTATTCTTCTTCCTTTTCTACCCAAGCTTCGTTTTCTTCTGTGTTAGGGTCGTCTGCAATAAAATGACCTTTGTCATTCCTTGCCCTTACTTTAGTTGCTTCTTGTAATTTATTTTCCATTTCGGCTTTAGTAATTTTAACAAGCGTACCTTGTTCTACTAACCATTTAATACTTTTTTGTGGAATATCTTTTGCTTCGATAAATTCGCCTTCAGCAAAATATTTATCTTTGACAGTTATTCCATTTATCACTTCATACATTATGTAATTATCTCCACGCTAAATTCTACGCCTAAGTAATCAATACTATTTACAGTATAAACACCATAATTAGACGCTTCAACAACTCTAGCAGAACTTACAACTCCACCTAAAGTTGAATCTCCTTCAATAGCTGATTTTACACTTGTACTACCACTTCCGTCTAAATAGGAATCTAACGAATCTTGCGAGAGTTCTGCGTCCACTCTTGAAACATACATATAGATTGGAATGTTGTAAGTGTCTGAGCCACGAGACATTGTTGAATCGTATTCCAAAGAACTCATTACACCAACAACTGCCGTAGGTGGCTCTATCGAATCAGGCACAAAAGAAAATACACTTAAGTCTGAGATAGTTGCTAATCGTGTTTTTAAACCTTCTCTTATGTTAGATAAACTTGCCATAGATATTACTATAACAAAAAAGCCACCTATGTAGGTGGCTTAATTTGTTTTGTTGTTTTAATTAAAACCAAGTGTCTAAACAAGCGTCTTGCATACCGTGAATCATTCCACCTGTCCATTCGACACAAAGCTCACATTCTGCAACATATTCTTCGTGTGCAGGAACATCTACTAATTCAACTTTTAGGTCTTTGTAGCATTCTGACATCTCATTATCCCAATGATGTCCAAATCCCCACCTGTCAATAAGTTCTAATTGTTGAATCCAACCTTGACCGTCTTTACTAATAATTAAACCTGAAGGTGCATTGTTCTCTATTCCATAAGAAAAATCGTGGTCGTAAGCTACACACTCATACCATTTATCATCTGATAAATAATTTTCCTTCCAAGTTACCTTCATAATTTGGTTGTCTGTTTTTAGTTCTGATAGTTTTTTTATATCAGATACTAGCTTTGTAATTCTACGGTCTTTGCCGTAGCTTCCGTCTTGGAATATAGTTACGTATGGTTTGTTTGACATTTTGTCTCCTTTTTTTGTTTCATTCATTTTTTTTCTCCTATATCTTTGCAAAACAATCTGTGCAAACTAAGTCAATAATTTTTACTTCCTTTGCTATTTCAAGTTCTGCTTTTTCAATTACCAAGTCATACCAATCGATTGAGTTTTCTAATGCAACTCTTTTACCACAGTTCATTGAGCCAATCCAAGTGCTTTGATTCATAGTCTTTTGAATATGAAATTCAGTTACCTGTGTGATTTGACCTTTTCTACCGTTAAATGTCATCATATTGAGACCTAGTTCTCTTGCTTCTTTTACTTTGTTTAGTTTGTTTGTTTCATTCATACTTAAATTATACATAATCTTAGATTATATGCAAGTATTAATAGTCAAAATCACTATAAATCAGTTCTGTAAAAGCCTATAATCATTGATTATTTTAGGTATGTATAATTTATTTTATTTTTTTTTATTTTTTTTTGGTATTTTTCACTATAAAAAGCAGATAGCTGACCCTTCGGAGTTGATTGCTGATTGAATGAAACAAAGGGTCAGCTTCTTATCTGCGTGTTTAATGATACAAGCTATTAAACTATCTAATCTTAATATATAAAATTATCTGTGCAATATCTA